ATGATATCTAAGTATAATTGCCATCTTGATGGTTCTATTTCAACGACCTCAAATTCCATATCTTGTGGGCTCATTGTAAAATCGCTAAACAAATCAGCTTCAGGACCACATCCTGGTAAAGAAAATGGCATTTCTGCTAAAGCATTAAGCTTCTGCTCTCGCATATACTCATCAATACGATTGAAGTTACCAAAGTAATCTTCAAATACTTTAGCACAATGTTGGGCTTGCTGAAGATTTAAACTCATACTTTGAGGTCGTTAAATTTATTGTTAAATCTTTTCTCACGATTACCAAAAGTATTTAATGGTACATCAGGAATGTTTTGAACTTGGCCAGAATCAGAGATTCCTTGCTGTGCCGATGGTTCAGCATCATACAATCTCATCTTAGACCTATCAACACCAATCACAAATCGTTTGTATAAATTTGGATCACCATAACGATTCTTTAATTGTTTGACTAACATCTGATTGAGAGATTCTAGTTCTTCATTTGAGATTAAAGCAAACATGAAATCGGCAGTAGCAGGCAGACCAAACGATTCACTTGTATCTTCTAGGCCAACATCGGAGTTGGAGAAGCCGCTACGAGTTGTTTGTGTGGCAGAAACAATTGGTAAATTATGTTCTACTGCCAGACCACGGAGTTCTTCAGCAATACTTTTAATGTAAGTATAACTGTTAACATTTCCGCCTGGTTTGATACGAGCCGAGGCACAGATGTTTAGATAATCAATAAAGATGATGTCAGGCTTAAATGTTTTCTTTAGAGCCAATTCATTCAATAAGGCACGGAAGTGTAGCACAGAAGCACAGGCAGTTGGATATTCTTTGATGATTAATTTGCCTTGCGTTTTGTTTTTAAGAACCGAAAACTTTCTTTCGTAATCAGTTTTATTAATGGTACGCAATTCATCCATCGTCAAGTTCAATTGATTGGCGTCAATACGCTCAGCGATTCGTTCTTCGGCCATTTCTAATGTAATGTATAGAACATTGAGGCCTTGACTGATACAAGCAGCTGCACAATGGCACATGAACAATGATTTACCAACGCCTGTGCCTGCAAGAGCAATATTCAATGTCTTAACTGGCAGACCGCCTTTGGTAATTTTGTTGAAGATATCTAAATCAAATTTAACCCTAGATTCTACACGATGGTAGAAATCATATCGTTCATTTGAATCTTGTATGTAATCGTGGCCAACATTACTGTCAAACGAAACTCCTAGAGCATCACTTAATAGTTTTGGTATTTCACCTTTACTTTTCTTGGACTGTTTATTATCTAAGATACCAACTGATTCCATAATGGCATTATAGATGGCTTTGTCTTGGCAAAACTTCTCAGTTTGCTCAGAAAGCCAAGCCAGTTCTACTGTGTCATCTTTTGTTTCTTTGATAGTGTTGAGAAGTTCAATCGCTGACCTTACTTGTGGTTCGGTCAACGATTTAGTTTCGGTGAAATTAATTACAAGTGCTTCGTGTGTAGGTAAGTTTTTGTATTTGTTTACGAAATCAAATACTTCCTTGAATACATTTTTCTCCGCATCATCAGAAAAATAATCAGAACGAATAAAAGGTAAAACTTTTCTTGTATAGACCTCGTTATAAATTAAATTCTTCAGAATCGTCTGTTCTAATCTGCTCATCTGCTTTCGCTTTTTCTGTTAATATATGTGTTAAGATGTCACCCATGATTATAACAAAATCCTCATCATCTTTCAAGAGGTCAATGTCATGTTTACCTGGATGGACAATGGTGAAACCAAACTTCAACCTAGCCATCTCGCCTTCTTCAACCACTTTTGCTTGATGATAATGATAAACTACACCTTCATAATCACCAGCAATCATTTGAATACCTGTAATATTGGTATTTTTAAAGTCAACAAAGGCGAAATCTATGCCTTCTTTAAGCATCTTCGGTTTCTTCCAAAACATCATCTTCTCGCATAATGCTTCCATAAGAGATAGCGTATTTCTGATTAATATATTCTTTAAACTTGGCATTTTTTAGTAGGTCTCCCCAAAAATCTTTATGATGTGTGTCAGCTTCACGATACTTCTGGCCTAACTCACCGGTTGATTGGTCAACTTTTGAATACCAACCATTGGAGGGTTTCTGTATGAAGCCGCCCTCTAGAGCAACATCTAATAGGCCTGAATATTTTTGAATACCGCCCTCAAATGAAACTGTTACAGGAATCTTTGACTTCTCACGGACAAAACGAGATTTCTCCACATTAATGATGAAGTTATAACCTGAAACTTCGCCTGCGGTTTTATCCTGTTGACGACCAAGAATCCAAATTGTATCAGCTGAATAATAAGAACCTGTGCCACCACCAACAATTTCTCGTGGGAACATACCAATTTCTTTGTAGGTGTGATTTACTACAATCATTGGAATATCTTTAATTGTAAGATGTGGTGTAATCATGCGGAACAAAGATTTAATTTGCTTAGCACGAGTCATATCTGCGACCGACCTACCTTCAATAGAATCATCAATTTCTTTTTTAGATGCTAGATTACCAATTGAATCTAAAATGATAATGAGTTTATCGTCTTTACCTAGCTCTTGTAATTGCACCATGATGTCATGCTTTAGTTGCTCAACATCGGTGATAGGTGTATGAAGAACTCTTTCTTTATCAATGTTAAAAGTTTCAAAATACTTTTGCGGAGTTCCAAACTCTGAATCATAGAATAGTATTACCGCATCTTTATACTTTTTGGTATAAGATGAAGCCATCAACAAAGCAAAGGCGGTCTTAAAGTGTTTTGATGGTCCCGCCAGCATTGTAAGGCCAGGCACCAAACCACCATCTAGTGAGCCTGAAAGTGCCACATTAACCATCGGCACATCAGTTGGTATTACATCTTTGTCGGTAAAGAATTTTGATTTGGAAAGAATAGCACTATCTTTAATCGTTGTATTCTTTTTTAGTTTGTCAAGTAAACTCATGTTAAAAGGAACCTCCATCTAATCGGGTAATTTTGTCTTTAGGAATTATTTCACTATTGCTGTCTGTATAAAAGGATTCTATACTAATATGTGGTGTGTTGTCAACTACTTTTTTCTTTTTTGCCTTTTTGATAGGTCTCAGTTCTTCTATGGGACTGTTTTGAATGTTTTTATAGGTCTGATTGGCGGCAATGAGTAACAGAACGGCGAGAGGGTCAAATACAACAATGATAATCATAATGACTGCTCTTACCGCCTTGTCAATAAAGCCGGGATCATCTTTTGAATAGAACAACTCGGCAATATATTTAATTGGCCCTATCTCGGCCGCCAATTTGTTTTCTTCGGCCATCAACGGCAACTTCTCTGTTGAAATTCGTTTTAGTTCTGTCTGTGTTTCTTGTATCTGCCTGTCAATCTTATTGCTTGCTGTTGCTGGGTCGCCTGCTCTCTGTAATAGATATGTCAACCTATCTTTTGCAATCTTCTCTTGTGTTTCTAATGTTTTTAATTGAACTGTATTTGCACCAAGAATTACATTAGAATCTAGGTGTGCCTTTGAAAGATAACCAAAAATACCCATTGAAGTAATTACCATGAGTAACACGATGGCCGATAGAAAATAATACCGCATCACTCGCACAGTATCATTCCAATTGTTATACAACCAAGATACTGTTACTAATTTAGCAACCTCTAATATAGAACCCATTAAGATAATTGGCCAAAAAGAACCAGGAAATATCTGTGCAAGGCCAATTACTGAATAATAGGCGGCGATGCCTGAGAGAGCAATTGCTGTTGAAAAAGGTAGCCAAACTTGTATCATGGATTTTTTGAGTCGTGAGGTACATCAATCACAAATGTAATGCGTGTTTCATCACCAATGTTTTCGGTGCCGTGTGGTAACTTATTATTAAACCACAGGAATGTGCCAGGTTCTACAATCACAGATTCATCTCCTACACTATATCTATAACGGCCTTGGATGGAAAAATGATATCGGTCTTTCGTAAGGTAATATGTGCCTTCATCTATGTGCTTGCCTACTATTTTACCAACAGGCAAAGACAAAAAGGCACAACGAGCAAAACGGCCAAATGTTTTCCATGCCCAGCGGAGTATTTCGGTGTGATGACCACATGCAGGAGTTGGAATACAAAGCTCTGAATTTCTGGCATCTTCATCAGCGTTTCGCACCGCACCTACAACCAATTGTAAAACTTTGGCACTTACTAGATTAATAGTAGGGTCTAGCATTTCAGCATGAGCCATATCTGTTTGGATACCCCAATCTTGTGGAAACAATTCTAGCTCATTTTTAATTTTACTTACATCTAGGCCAGTTTGTATGACACGAATGTTATCCAAAGAAACTCTCCAAAGTATTCTGTTTCTCTGTTTTCCAACCCATACAATCTAACACAATACGAATTGGATCAACAAAGGCTTTGTCAAACTGTGTATCATAATCAATAAACTGCTGTATCTCAAACTCTTTTGGCAATCTCTGTGGAAAACTAATGACTGTATCTTTAATGGGATTAGGCATTTTAAGATAGATAAATTTGAGTTTCTCGCCTTCTTGTATAAGTGGATATTGTTTTTCTAGGCCAAGTTTTTTCAAATGAAAGTTATAAAGTATGGCACCTTTGACATGAATTGGTGTGCCTTTCTTATACAAGGTAGCCGAATCAGAGTATTGAGAAATACCATTACAACCTCTAGGTGAGGATATTTCTTCAACAGGCAAATTCATAAATTCTATTTTGAAATCTTCAATAAATTTATAAACATCTTCTTCGGTGTCAGTCATCATTAACTTTAATACTTCTCGCATCTTCACACGAATCACACTAGGCGTAGATGACTTTACCATTTCTAGACCCATCACTTTAAGTTTTGGTTCTTTATAAGCAACACCTTCGTTGTTATATACATTTATTGCGTAACGCTTTTTGGCAGTCCATAAACCTTTGTCTGCCAACGCTTCACGCTTCATAATCATTTTTTGAGCATGAGCCCTAACATAGTTCGCCAAATCCAAATACGCTCGGTCAATGAACGGTTGAATCTTAGCCTCACAGACCTTGTCCATGAAGGCGATGATTTTTTGATTATCTCTACCCTCTTTCTCATACACCGAATTGACCAACTCTCCAAGACGGAGATAAATGGAGTCAGTATCACTCGCAATAACATAATCGTTTCCTTCTGTTTTTAAAATATTGTTCATGTATTCGTTCAGTTTGTTTTCAATCCAACGAATACTTAATTGGCCGGCTTGTGTGACTGCCAACGCCTGTCGTAAGTCATAGAAACGGAAGTATTGTGAACCTAAAGCACCGTAAGCGGAGTTTAGAGAAACTTTTTTCGCAAGCTGTAGGTTATTATATCGTGCTACCAACTTTTCTAATTCATATTTCTTAGTTTTGTCCGTTTCAAGTTGATACTCTTGTTGTGCCTTAATCATTAAATTCTTAAACTTTTTTCGGTCCTCATACATTTCTTCCATCATCTTAGGCAAAAAGCCTTGCCGTTCTGTGGTAAAAAACTGTCCGTTTGGTGTCAAAGTAACACCATTAAGTTTAGAAGTATCAATTTTCTGATACAACATTTTTTCAACTGTTACACCTTCAGAAATAATGTCACGCATCTCTTGTGTGTAGTTAGATGGTTCAATAATTGTTTCTGGTGAAATATTATATTGAATCAACAAGTGTGGGTATAGGCTATTGAGGTCAAATGATGCGACCCAATCGTGCTTGCCAACTTGTGGTTCTTTTACATATGCACCTTCAAATGCTGATTCTTTAATTCTGTTCTCTTTTGGCGGAACAATAATCTTTTTGTCCATCAAATAAGAATTGATTAGAGCATCCCACATTCTTGTTTGTGCAAATACATCTTCAAAGTTTGTTTTTGTATCGTATGCCAAAGTGGCAGCCAATTCAATCAACTTTAACTTTTCTTCTAGTTCAACGATAATTTCAACATCTCTAATGTTGTATTCAATGAACTTTTGATAATTGTGTTTGTAGAGCTGATGTAAACTATCATACTCAGAGTAATCTATTTTGTTGGTGCCTAGCTCAACAGAACTAATGTGGTCTAGTTTATAGGACTCTTGTGATTTACCGCCTGGCGCATACCAACGATACAACTCAATGTAATCTAAACAAGAAACACCAAAAATATCATAGGCCACTTGTTTCTGGCCTTTGATAATCTTCTCTCGTTCAACAACTGCATTCCAAGGAGAAAGCTTTCTAGTCATATCAGGACCAAGAATCTTTTGCATACGATTGTGTAGATATGGAATATCAAAGAACTTAACATTCCAACCAGAAACGATATCTGGTGTGTTCTTTTCCCAATCAGCTAGAAAGGATTTAAGTAGTGTATATTCATCTTTACACTCAATATAATCAACATCATCACGAGTATTGTTGAATTTACCACATCCGTAAACGCTAAACCGCTTATTTAGTTTTTTTATAGCTATGGCGGTCACCGGTTCGCTGGCCGTGGCCGGGTCTGGGAAACCGTTCTCTGAACCTACCTCAATGTCAATGATGGCTATGTCTAGGTCATTGATATCCCAATCAACAACACCTTTTTGATTGTCGGCTATGAAAGCATACTCCAGACGAGTGTTGCCAAACATCTTAAAGTTTTGAACTTCTTCGTATCGGCGGATGAACTCTTTTGCTTCTTTGATTGAACCAAACATTTTAGGTTCTAATACATCGCCTTGCAGAGAACGCCATTCTGTTTTCTTGTTCGTAGGAAAATACAAAATCGGAGAGTATTCAATTTTTTGTTTGACTCTCCGACCGTTATTAATGCCTCGGTAAAGAATGTAATTACCAAAACATAGAACATGTGTGTAGTATTTTTTATTCATTCATACATTATATCATACTTTTGGAATAAATGAGGCAATTTCAATATTACTACCAAAAATCTTATTATATTGATTTTCTAGCTCACGGCTTGGCGAAGTTACACATAAAATATCCGTTTTAGATATTTCAATGCCCGTAGAAAATTCTTCGGCATAATCTAAAAAAGGAGCAAAGCCCATCATTGGCCCCTCTTTAGTTGGTTGAACAATCACCTGAACTGGCTTTTTCAATGTAACTATCGTTGCTGCTTTGTCATCATTAACATCTGCCATGACAGTTTGACTGGTCTTAAATGTAATTAATTTAACTGTCATAGTTTCACCTGTGTTTCTGCTGGCAATACACCAATTGTAACCCAGCGTTTTGGAAAT